GGTGAATGGTATTCGGATTACGGGAAATATAAAACTGCTGCATTTGTTGGTATAAGGGCAGACGAATCACTGCATAGATATAGAGCGATTGCCAGTAGTAAGAAAGGTTTAACATTTGAAAACTTTAGATGGACAACAAGAATAAAAAAGAATCTTTTTAATATTTACCCAATATACGATTGGAAAACAGAGGATATCTGGATTTATCATGGTAAGAACAGAGAGAAACCACATAACGCAGTTTACGATAAGATGAATATGGCCGGAGTTAAATTGTCCGATCAAAGACTTTGCCAACCATATGGAGACGATCAAAAGCGTGGTTTATGGCTTTACCACATACTTGAGCCTGATACATGGTATAAACTTATAGAACGTGTAAATGGAGTTAACTCTGGCGCATTATACATAAAAGAAAACGGTAATATGACAGGGTATAACAAAATAACAAAACCGGAAGGTCATACTTGGCAATCTTTCTGCAATATGCTTTTAAAAACATTGCCTAAAAAAACAAGAGATCATTATGTTTTACGCTTCAAAAAGTTTATATCAGGATGGCAAGATAGAGGTTATTCAACAATCCCTGATGAAGCTCCTGATTCATTAGAGGCTAAGTGCTGGGCTCCATCATGGAGAAGGTTATGCAAGGTAATACTTCGTAATGACTATTGGTGTAAAAGCCTTGGACAAACACAGCCATTTAGTGAAGCCTATGGAAAATATAAGGAAATAAAAGCAATAAAGAAAAAGAATGAAGAAATAAAAGAGCAATATAACGAAAACAGGCTTTTTTAATGGCTAAAAAGAAACCAGATAAAGAAAAGATTGACAATCATATAAGGTTAATCATCTGTCGAAACGAAAAAGAAAAAGCTGCTGATTTAATATTGCAAAACGGCTATGCTAATTCTATTCAAGAAGCTAGGAAGATTGTTGATCGGTTTAATGGGAAGTAGGTATGTTTACAGGATGATTGTTTTATGGTAGTATTTGTATTCAGCTTGATAGAATCTTTAGCGGGATTTCAAGCTGCACTATAGATAAATTATGGTGAATCAGTAATAGCTTCTATTGGCCTGCCCTGCCTTCACCGGATTTTTTAACCATGATTTTCGGTCTGGATGTAGGATCGCTACAGGGTGGACCAATAGGAGCTATTTTTATGCCTAAAAAAAGTTATTATGATTATCTTAAAGATCCAAGATGGCAAAAGAAGAGATTGAAAATATTAGAAAGAGACCAGTGGACTTGTACTGTTTGCTCAAATAAAGAAGGAACTTTGCACGCACACCACAATTATTATATAAAAGATAAAAAGCCATGGGAATATCAGGATTATATAATAGAAACGCTATGCGAAGATTGCCATAAGATATTCCACGAACAAGAAAGCACAAATAGGGCGAGATATATTACAGAATTATACAAAAAAATAACAAGCGATGAGCAGCATCTATATCTTCGAGAATACATAAAGGCAATGAGTATTATTGATTGCCCAATAGACCAAATGTTTGTTGATATATTTGAAATGGCGATGTATTATTCTGTATCTTATGATGAATATGATTTATTTTTTTCTTATTGCATGGAGAAAGAATACTGGAATAATGATATAAATATAAAATCATTTTTAAAAGTTGCACGCTTATTTAACATATCTAAATATGGCTTCATAAACGAAATAATCGAAAAGTCAAAAGAGGAAAAATAATGACATACGTATTTGACACTAAAATAGCGGAAGATCATGGCGTTGAGGCAGCTATAATATATCAGAATATTGTTTATTGGTGTAAAGAAAATGAAGCCAACAAACGAAACATATTCAATGGTGTTTCATGGGTATATAACACGCTTGATTCATGGGTTGAATTATTTCCATTTTGGAGTAGAGACAAGATATTCAGAACACTAAAAAAGATGGAAGAAAGTGGTTTAATTATTAAAGATTTCCACGGGAAAAACAGGTTTGACAGAACAGCATATTACACATCAAATATCGATATTGCAGATTTCAAATATGCATATTGCAATAATCAAATATCTGATATTGCAGATACGCAAAATGGATATTGCGAAAATCAAAAATCAGATATTGCAGATTCCAAATATGATAATAAGGAACAATATAGAAGCTGTTCAAAGAATACATTAAAAGAACCAATAAAATACTCTCTTGATGATGTTATCAATTATTGGAACTATAAAGGGAATCTCAAGAAAGCCCTATCAATGCTTAACCAATCAGAACCAGGAAAGATGATTAACGTTATACAGGAACTTGGTAAAGAATACACAGAAGAGGCTATAGACAATCTATCTCTCAACTATGATTCTATTCCTAACAAGTTCAGGCCACAATTCAAAAAATTTATACTTGAAAGCATTACGCACTGGCACGACTGGAAACCAGAATCACAAAGAAGAAGGGAGGAAAGGGAACAAAATGGCGAATGATGCGATAATCAAAGAAATAGAAACTAAGTACAAAAATGTTAATTCAGTAGACCTTGCAGATATTATTGACTACTTCTCAGGATTAAACCCTAACAAAGCAAAGCAAGAATGGGATTTGGTAAGGAAAAACTTTCTGGATGACTTCCCGACAATAGCAAAAATTAGAAGGTTCCTGTCTGAAAATATTGAAACATATGACCATGTTATTGACCTTTCAAACGCAGCTCAAAAATGCAATGTGTGCGGAATGATTTATGCGAATAAACGAGAAAGAATCAAAGGTGTAATTCATTGTCCTAGATGTGGTCAAAATAATATGCAAATCATAACAGATGTAGCCGACAGCGCAATTACGTTTTGTCAAGATAAATGTTTTATGTGCCCATATTTTGAAGAAAACGGTAGATGTGTTTATGGGCCAGTATGCCCTTCTCATGGTTATCACAATACAGAACCAGAATGTGATAGATGCAAATGCGCTCCATGTTGTAAAAAGTTTTCAATGAAGATTGAGATACCAAAAGAAACACCGGAAGAAAGAAAAGTTTCACAAGAAAAGCATGATTGGAGGAAAAAGAAGGAAATAGAAATTGAACTTTCCAAAAGAGCAGAAGATTATGCAGATCAGTTTTTAGGAAAGAAAAAGATTCCGAATGTTATAGATAGGCAATATTAAGGAGATATGAATGAATAAAGAAATTGAAAGACCGGTAAAATTGAAAACTTTTTATGATGATGATGGTAATTATGCAGAAATACCAATAATGGAAATAATGGAAAGAATGACCGATGACTGGATTGATGATAACATAACTGGTGAAAACACATCAGAATTAAGAGACTGTATTAAGCGGTTTATAGACTATTCAGACCATGTTGAAAAAAATAACAGACTTTTAAGCAAAAAAATCCAGAGTAGCAGAAAGCACATAGAAGAATTAACAAGCATCCTAAAAGACCATAAAATAGAATGCTGTGAAACGTGTAATGATTATATGCTTGAATCAGAAAACTGTAAGCACGATACAGAACACGGTTGTACTAACTGGAGATTAAGGGGTGGAGAATGAATAATTCCAACCTTGATTTTAAAATCCATCCATGATACAATCAAGTAATGATTGCACGCCGAAACCATATGCAGTGGATAAATAAAAACAGGTAGTTCGCTGCCTGTGCAAGTCGGGCCGTGTGATAAAGAGGATTAAAGAAAATGACCGATAAGCAGGAACTATTTTCAATTGAGTACATGAAAGACTTTAATGCCACTCAAGCAGCTAAAAGGGCAGGATATAGCGAAAAGACAGCTTATTCTATCGGTTATGAGCTATTGAAAAAACCTGAAATCAGAAAACGCATGCAGGAATTGATTGATAATGAAATCGGCGTTACTGAAAAGATAGTTGCTCAGAATATAAGATTCTGGGAAAAGATGCGAGATGATAAAGAGCTAAACGAGAATGCAAGGCTGAAAGCAAGTGAAATGCTTGGAAGATATAAGGCCATGTTTATTGACAAAACAGAACTTGACGTATCCGGCAACATATCAAACGAGACTTTGACACCCGAAGAACGCAAGAAGGAAATAGAGAAGCTTGAAAAGAAGTTAGGGAGGAAGTGATGGAATGGATTAGTGTTGATGAAAGATTGCCTGATAAAGAA